TTCCTCCGGTGTGTCATCGACAATCTCTATTTCAGGTTCGTCTTTGACTTCCTCTTCTGGCTCTACTACCCGACTGCCAGCGCGAGATTGTTTTTCCTCAATTTCATCAGGAAATTCAAATTCTGTTTTTTCAATTTCGGCCATTTGGTTTCCTTAAAGGTTAGGACGTTGAATGCCGCGAGGGTCTTGAACCACCGCTTCAACACTGTCGTCATTGATCAAACGCCATTCAGTTCCATGGATTTTCATCCTTGTGCCACTGTTTGGACGGGTAATAATGAAGTCTCCAACCTGACAAGAAGGCCCATTTGGAAAACGTTTTTCGTCTTTAAACGCATCTGGCCCCATTTTCGCAACGAACAAAACTGGAGAAAGAAGCTCTTCATGGTACATAGCGGTGGCAGACTTTAGAATGCCTGTCTCGCTAAACTCCTCTTCTGCTTTCGGAAGCATACACAGGAGGTGGTAGGTCACCGGATCTGGCACTTGTCGCGCTTTTTCCGGTTCAGATTTGTTGATTACGCCCGACAAATCTACTGCACTGACATCGAATTCAGTCATTCTTCATCTCTTTCAAGTTTTCGAACAAGGTCAACAATTAAAGTCTGTGCGTACAGTAGACCTCGAATTTGTCCGCACATCTCTCGATAGGCGGGGTAGTCTTGAGCTGCCCCTCCCCCAAGACTTTCGAGAAGGGTTTTCTCCTTCTCACGAAGATCAGATAAGAGATATTTAAAAGCCTGATCTTCATACATGATTAGCTACCTCGTTTAAACAGGTCAACCTGAACCTTTTGGTTGTTTTGCTTTTCCTGAGCTTGCATACGAGCCATGTCGAGTTGAGCCTGCGTGTCGATCCGCTTGTTCTCAAGTTCAAGTTTGGCTTTGGCAATCTCAATATCAGCTGCGATTTTTTGGGCTTTAGTCTGCTCTGCCTGACCTTTAAGCTGGAGTTCAGCTTGTTGCATCTGGATGAGCGGATCTTGTGCTTGCTGCTGGGCTTGCTGCTGTTGCTGTTGTGACTGGTTAAGCTGCAACAACTGGGCCGCGCCTTGGGCAACCAGACGGGAGACTTGCACTTCCACGTCCTCTGGCAGCTTGGCATCTGGTGCTGGTAGAGGAACTCCCACTTGCTCCTCGACCTTCTTGCGATACAAGAATGCCAAGTGTTCAGCAATGTGGGCCATGGTAGAAGCCTGAATCTTCTGTGCCATGGGGTTTTGACCGATCTGTGCAGCAATCATTGGATCCTGCATAAACGCGGTGTGAGTCGCAATATGTGCATCGTGATCTTGATAAATGAATGCTTTGGTTGGCTTTCCGTTAAGGAATGCCATGTTCTCGCTGACTGGATCCTTGGGCGTTTGGTCATCTGCGCCGGGGATCAGTTTGTCTGCGTTCTTAATTCCTAAAACCTCAATCATCTGGCGGTGCAGCAAAGGCAGGTCATAGATCTGGGGAGCGCCTTGAGCAAGCTGGATCACAGCTTGATACTGCATGATCCTTTGAGCCATTGTGGAGCTATTAGGATCAGAAACAGGAATGACTTCAACTATGTCGTAGTCTGCCTGTTTAACTTGGCGGTCGTTACCTTGTGGGTTGTACTCATACTCAGCAGGTGTGTAGTCCCTGATGATTCCTTTTAGCAGTTTAAACTCTTGTTTCATTGAATAATGAACACGGGCCTGCACTGCTCCCATGGTCTTCAATGTGCGCTCTAACAGAGCCAGAGTTGTACCGACAGGCGCATTGGCGCTCATGTCAGAGATCTTCATGTCAGAGATAGAACCTAGGCGGCGGCCCTCTTCTGTGATTCTGTCCAGCAAAGTCAACAAGGTGGCGCTTGGCTCCTTGTAAGGAAGCGTCATGATGTTATCTTTGATCACACCGCTTGGCACATCTACATCCCTGAACTCACCGGGCTGGATCGGGGTATCGTCCCCCTTGATCCTTGCACCACGTGTCTTAAGACCGCCGGGCAAGTTGGCCAATGTACCTGCGTCAACCAACTGACGAATCAAAGATGTACCTGCACGGGCGTAACCACCAATGATGTGGATTAGACCCATACCGTAGAAACCAAAGCCGGGGATGTAGCAGTAATCTACGAAATGCTGGCGCTTGGTCTTCTTAGGATCGTCTTCTAGGTAGTTACGGCGGATAGCCAAAACTTTATTAGTGCCACGATCAATTGTGATAACGTAAGGCAGGCCAATACCTGTTGGCTCTCCGTCTTCGTCTTCATCTTCAAAACCTTCTAAGTCCCAATAGACATGGATTTCCAGAAGCTGGAAGCGGTCATCATCTGTCGCTTTATAGCCTTGTTGGTCAGCTTTCTTCTTCTCAATGTCTGATAAAAGCTGCACTGGCTCGCCAAGGTCTACATCGCGGTAGAACCCACTGACCTGAAGACGGCGCATTTCGTTCTTGGTCTTGCGCATTACATGCGTAACCCGTTCTGCGTTCTGGAGATTAGAAGCTCCGTACGGGACAATCATGTCTTCTGCTGGGATGAAGATGGCTACCTGACGCTCCATGGCTGGGTCGTAGTAGATCTTCTTAAATGCCGCGCCAGCCAGACCTAAAGAGTAAAGCATCCGCTCATGTTCTGGGCGATACTCAGGCATCTCTTCCGTAAGCTTAAAGTTCATATCTGCCTGAACTCGCTCGGCAGCTTCTTCCTTTAAACGGTCTATTGCACCAATGATCTCAGTCTTGACTGGGCCAGCAGCAGGGAATGTCTCCATGATGGACTCAGACTGAAAGCGAATCGCAGCTTCAGTCAGGACTGTTGAATAGACTCCACAGGCTCCATTCCATGGTTCCGTGCGCTCTTCATAGTTCACTCCAAGAACTTCCAAGCCTTTGACAAAGTTCTCTGCCCAGTCTTTTCTGGAGGTGATGTCAGCCTCTACAAGCTCAATCAACTCAGAGGCAATTTTGGCAAGCTCACCTTCGTCTAAAATTTCTGCGAGGTTGTCATCAAACTCATTGTCTAGATCTACTTCGGCTTCAAGAATAATTTCGACGGAGCCTTCTTCAATGACCGGCTCTTCAATCTCAATCTCAATGTCCGGGCCGTCATCTAACAGGTCGTTTAAACCCATAGGAGCTTGGTTAACTGCTTTGTCGATGCTCATGTAAGTCCTTAATAATATTCCATGCGTCTGCGCTGATATATGGGTTCATCTGGCTCATCAGAATCGATGGTAATGAACCCGCCTTGGCGGAATCTCATAAGAGCTTGGCTTGAAGAGTCAACAAGGTCGTCATGATCTCCGTTAGGGAAGGAGGCTAGTTCATCCATTACTTCCTCAGCCCAACGGGTATCTGGACACCAAACAACACCAGAAGCAAACAGATCGGAGATTGCGTTTACACGCGAGATCTTATCGTTTCCTTTACCCGGTGTAAACTCAGACAAGGGGATGCCCATCTTTCGCATCTCATAAATTAGCGGAGCGCCAGCTGCGCGTTTCTCCACAATCAATGTGTCTGGCTCCCATTCCTTCCAAAGCTCCAAGGCCTTAGCCTTAAGCTCAGGAAACTCCATTCGGGCCTTCATGGCATCCAAGAGGATGATGTTGGTCTTTAAATTTCCCAATTTGTCGGGGTGCTGGAAGACACCCCATGTGGTACAGGCTGAATAATCTGCGCGATTGTTCTTCTCAAAGGCTGTATCCCATGACTGGATCAAATATTCACAGGACGGGGGTCTGTCTTGCTCCCAAATCTGCCACTGTTCGCGCTTAATGATCGCGCCTTCTTCGGATGTGGGGTTTTGTTGGTACTGAGCCTCCCATTTAGCCACTGGAAGTTCAGCTTTAAGCGCTTCCAGCGCGTCTTTAGACCAGAATCCGGGCCACAAAGGCACTCCAGAGGGCATGATTGCCGGAAAATCAATGATTTCCCACTGATCTACACCGTCTTTACCTGCGTTTTTGAGAATTTGGCCTGTCAAATCTCTCTTTGACCACCGAGTCATCACAATAATAATGGCTCCACCGGGCTGTAAACGCTGACGAGGGCCAGATGTAAACCATTCATAGACCCCATCAAACACTGCGGGGTTAGCCTGTTTAGCTTCCTGCTCAGAATGAGGATCGTCAATGATTAAAAGATCGGCTCCTTTACCTGTGACAGCACCCCCCACACCAATAGCGAAGTAATCACCGCCCAAGTGAGTATTCCAGCGACCGGCGGCCTTTGAATCACTCGATAGCTTAGTCTGAAAAACCTTTTGATACTGTTCAGATGAGACAAGATTCCTAACCTTCCGGCCAAAGCCTGTTGCTAATTCTGCGGTGTGAGCAGTCTGGATGATCTTCTTCTCCGGGTACTTACCCAAGAACCACGACGGAAGCAGGTACGAGGCAAACTCACTCTTTGTGTGCCTAGGAGGCATGTTAATGATTAACCTCTTAAGCTCGCCTCTGGCGACCCG